GAATCCCTATATACTAGTCATGTTATTAGTTCTACCCATGTATTTAATCTACGTACCATTATCAATACCTTATTACCTATACCTCAGCAACCTATTAGTAATACTGATAATTATGAAGTGGACGAAGAAATTACTTATGCATTTAGAAATTGGAAACACTCATGATAGAATTTTTAAGACACGCACTAGGATTATGTGGAGAACCACATCCAAGCTTATTATGGTTAATAATGTCTACACCAGTTGTAGGCTATGCATATACAGTTATTAAAGACAAATTAAAATGAAGCAACACAAACATTTACCAAAACTTAACGAGTTAATAAAGAGAATGGATATATGGGAACAAGCAGGACCTTCAGTTTCTGCAGCAGAATATGACACGTTTGTTGATTGTAAAAGAGAAGTACATTATTTAATAGAACAATGTATTAATGATATTGATTGGACAATACCTAATGGCGAGTTAATTAAATGTAATATGTATTGGAAAAAATTTAACATACTAAGATAATATGGAAACAGCTATGCAATACTTTGGATTTATATTTGTATTTATATGTATAACGTGTATCGTATGTACTATTATACAAGCTATATATGAAACTTATTCGGATAAAATTAAAAAATTAAAAAGGAAATAATATGGACACATTTTCACTTGTTGTAGTGTTAGGCGTCGGTGTGATAATCGGATTGTATGTATCTTCACAAATAATGGAACACATCGATAGTAATACACGTCACAAAGAATTTATGAAAAACTTAGACAAACACGGAAAAGACGATGAACGAAAAAAATAATAAACACCGCGCGCCGAATGGGAAAAAATTTGTACCCGAGCCGCCGGGCGAAAATGGGAATGAGAAAGTTGCGCGCTTGAATAATATATTAGAAAGAGTTAACATAATAGAATCTAAGTTAGATTTTTTATTGAGTAAATTGAAATGACGTTGCTTTATTATATATCACTATATCTTTTTATAGGTGCTTGTTTTCAAGTCATGTATGATTTTATAGACAGAAAGTTTATAGTTGAAAAGAAACACAGACTAGATGATTATGATAAAATAATTAGTATTCTTATATGGCCTATAGGATTCCTGATATTTTTATATAGTTTTATTATTGCTTTTATTAACAGTGAAAAAGATGATTAGAATAATTACATTACTACTAGCTATATCTCCATTTCTGTCTAATGGTCAAACTTGTTTTGAAACTAAACATAAATGGGATGCTGATATTCTTGTTTATATTACCTCAACTAAATCTCAAGCTACTTATCTTAAATATTATAGTAGTCAGAAGTCTAGCTTAAGTGCCAATGTAGTATATTGGTGTAAATATAAGTGGGAAGCGGAGTACAAAGTTTTCTTTGTTAAGTACAAATGGCAGGCTGATGAGATTTGGTATATTACTAAATATAAATGGCAGGTTAGTGATGAACATAAAAAATGGATAGGTGGTAATGGTATAGAGTTTTACGATTAAATTAAGGAGGCTGAGAATAGGTAGCTTAAACTAGTTCTGACACATGTAGTTTCCTAGCGGTAGCTTAATGCCTCCTTAATTATTTGCCCCGGTCGTCTAGTGGTTAGGACGCCAGGTTTTCATCCTGGTAACCGGAGTTCGATTCTCCGTCGGGGTACTATAATTTAACAATCAGTTAACATTAAATTAACATGATTCAGTTTAATTCAAAATATTTATATACGTGGAAAACAAAATAGACATAACTCCAGCAATATATGTACTTATGATGATAGTAGTATTCTATCTAGGTACATTATAATTGTTAATAACTTTTCAAAATTTATTGAAAATAACCCGCTAAAAGTTTTTATATCTCGGAAATTTTGCGTATATTTATAGTATAAATAACAAATAACTAATAAATGACAAAATTGAAAAAAATCGGCTTATCTCTTTCAGGTCTAGCTTCCCTGTACATCGCTTACATTACCGGTACTGGTGATATCTTAAATTACATTAACTTTGCTGACCCTCTAAACGAAATGGCATTTTGTATTTGCGCTATGATTATTTCTGTCATGTGCTTTATATCTGCTTTTTCTAGTGACAGTGTACCTTGCTCTAAAGAGCTTGATATGGAATGGGCTAACGAATCTGAAAATATACAATAATATGGATAGCTCTAAATTAGAAATAATAAAGGAAATCGCTGGTGGTAAATTGCGTTGGTCATCTCATGCAGATGTAGATGGCAACGTCACAAAACATCCTTATATAAAAGTCTATAGTCAGACTGAAGGCTTTGAGGTTGTTGAAAATCTTAAAGCTAAAGGAATAGATTCTTATGTAGACCTTTACGAAGATGACGATGGTGACGATGATTACGGCCGTCCAATTATAAGAAAAATATGGTCAGTAAAAATTTCAAATAAATAATATATGAAAACATTAAACGTATTACAAAAATTAGTCGATGACTTAAACCAGTCTACTAGCACTAATACAAAAATCAAGATATTCGAACAATATTCTGAAATGGATAATATAAAGGAAATTCTTGTAAGAATATATAGTCCTTATATACAATTTGGTGTAGGTTCTAAAAACTGTAAAAAATTATCTCATATTTGTGATAGCGATGACGCTTACGAATTATTCGATTTGCTTGACGACCTTAGCAATAGACAGCTTACAGGTCATGCTGCAGTTGGTGCGGTCAATGCTTTTATACTTGCAAACAAGGAACATGAACAGCTTATATATAATATATTGGACAAGGACCTTAAAACTCGTACAGCTGCAAGTATTATCAACAAAGGTATACCTGGACTAATACCACAATTCAAAGTTGCGTTGGCAGAAGCTATTGATGATATGCCAGACTTTGAAAACGAAGAGTGGTTTGGTTCTAGAAAACTTGATGGCGTAAGATGTATTATACGTAAAGAACAAGATGAGATATCAGCTCATTCAAGAAGCGGTAAAGAATTCGAAACGCTAGGTAAATTATTGGACGAGGTTAGCAAGATAGAAGGTGACTTTGTTTTGGATGGCGAGGTTTGTATTGTCGATGAAAATGGAAATGAAAACTTCCAAGATATTATGAAACAAATAAGACGTAAAAATCACACCATTGATAATCTCAAGATGTTTGTATTTGATATGTTAACACTTCAGGAATTCGACGAACAGAAAGGTGTAGCGCCGTTATATGTAAGATACGAAAACTCAATTAACGCATTACATGTAGCTGGTTGTGATGAAAATATTATAGAAGTACTTGACCAAGATTTTATACCTAATGTGAAATATTTTAATCACCTAAATGATGAGGCTACAGCTGCAGGTCATGAAGGTATTATGATTCGTAAAAACTCAGGATATAAAGGCAAGCGTTCTAAGGATATTCTAAAAGTTAAAAAGTTTCACGATGCAGAATATAAAGTTATCGGTGCTACGAATGGAGATATTAGAATAGTTGAAGATGGTAAAGAAAAAACAATCAACTGTCTTAGTAACATAACAATTATACACAAAGGTAATAAGGTTGGTGTTGGTTCTGGATTTAGTATTGACCAACGTAAAGAGTTTTACAAGGACCACAATAAAATTCTTGGAAAAACTGTTACAGTACAATATTTTGAGGAGAGCCAAAACAAAGATGGCGAATGGTCATTAAGGTTCCCGGTACTTAAACACATATACGAAGGTGAAAGAGATTGTTAATAACTTTATAAAAAAAGTTGTAAAATCCTTTCATATCTCGGAAAAATTGCGTATATTAGTAGTATATTAACAAATAACAAATAAACATGATAAGAACAATTGGTAACTATGAAGTAAAACTGACAGGAACGTCAAATCTAATAACTGTATATAAAAACAACGAGCTTATATTTGGTAAGACCGTTAGTGCTCAAGATACAGGTTCGGCATTTAATTCTATATGCGAACAGTTAATCAAAAAAATAAATAAATAATGGAAACGCTAAGAATCTACATAGATATGGATGGCGTTTTGGCAGACTTTCAAAAAGCTGCTAGAGAAATACCTGATGTAATAAATCCGGATGAGGTATTGGACTTTAGCACCTTTACCCCTATGCCAGGTGCAATCGATGCAGTGGCTGCCCTGATAGACATGGGACATGATGTGTTTATTGCAACTACTCCACCGTGGAATAATCCTGCTGCATGGGGTCAAAAAAGAGATTGGATAGAAAAGCATTTACCTCAACTAAAGAGAAAAATGTTTTTAACTCATAGAAAAGATTTGCTCAAAGGCGATATCTTAATTGACGACTCTACATACAGAGGTCAAACAGAGTTCGAAGGTGAATTTATGCACTTTGGACAAAACGGCATGGACTGGTCTTATGTCGTAGAAACTATTAAAACAATGACTGAATTATTAAAAATAACTAAAAATGGCTAAGAAAAAACACACATACAATATTGGAGATATCGTTAAATTCAAATTTTTAACTGGCGATATACTCGTAGGTAAAGTTACCGAGCATACTTATAAAGATGATGGGACACCTACATATAAAATTAGAGTCGAGGAAAATTCTAAGTCAAGGAGAGGTTTTACAATATATCCTTGCATGACAGACTCAAGAATAATTAACTTAGAGCAAACAGCACTTAATGCTGTTAAAGCTTTGAATAAAAAAGAAAAGGCTGCCGAAAAGAAATCTATACCACATCATACACCTCAACCATTAGGTTTAGATGAGCAGATAAAAAAGCAGCGTGACTTTCTTAACGGAGAAATATAATGATAAAATTTATAAAAGAATATCCACATTATTCATTAGGAATAATTTTGGTTTTATTAAAAATTACTAAAGTATTAAACATAAGCTGGTGGTTTATACTATTACCTTTTTATTGGTGGATACCTTTTATGGGTGTGATGTTTGTGGTGCTATTGACGTATTATGTTATAGCTGACAAGTTAAAGAAAAAGAAATGATAGGAGAATTTTTAAGTACACCTAACGGCGAAATGTATTGGGTAAAAAGAAAGATACGTGAAAGCCATCTAAGAAATCCAGATATGAGTATACTTAAAAAATTTTTTCGATGTGATACCATATTAAGAAATGGAGACATGTTATATTTTTGTAATCATATAAAATCAATAGAGTATGAAGAATTATAAGTATTACGTATACGGTTATTTTTGTAAAAAAGGTTTACATGCATACGTAGGAAAAGGCCAGACAGATAGAGTTACTCAACACATACAACTAAATGATTCTAGTAAAAAAGTAGAATGGCTTAGAAACAATGAATATTCATTTAGACTTCTTGGAAGATTTAAGACAGAAGAAGATGCTATGAATGCTGAAACTATGTTAATAGAAACTTGCTGGAAGTATCCTCAGATTTGTATACCTGAAGGTTTTCTTAATATAAAAAGAGGACACGGAGGTAAGCATTATTTTAAGAAATTTGATAGACTTGAAGACGAGCTAAATACAGGTATAAACATAGACCTATGGGAATTGAAAAAGAAATTTAGAAATACAGATAGAAAAATAGTTGTATTAAATGTTAGAAAATCTACAGAGCTAGACCCATACGGAGATAAAGACTGGATACAATATTGTGATGGGTATCGAAACAAACCATATAAAACTATGGCTAATGAAATATTAGTAAGATGTAAAGGAAAAATTGTAGCTCATTACAAAGACGTAAAATGGACTACTGATGGTAATGGCGGTCATATACCAAAAGGAAACAAGGTTATGTCTTCAATATATAATGGAGGTATACTTACAGGAACTGCAAGTAAAAGTCAAGCATCTGTAATATATCTTTATACATACAATTACGAATCAAATCGAAAATTCAATAAAAGATTAGAAGAGGAAAAACATGGGATTTAATAAACGACATATAGACAAAGAAAGAATAATATCTGCATTTAAGAGCGATGGCGCTAAAGGTATAACTGACTTATACAGAGCTGATGCTATTTTCATGCCAGCAAATAGCCCTGTATGTCATTATATAGATAAAATAATGTCTAAAAACGAGTCAATTGAATATAAACAAAGTCTGATAGATGTATATATGACTCAATTATTAGAAGGAATTTATCCTTTTAAGTAAAAAAGTACTGTAAATATTTTTATTTGTCGGAAATTTTTAATATATTAGTACTAAAACTAATAATAGTAGTAATAACTACTAATCTTTAATACTAATAAATTATTAAATAATAATTAAAATAATTACTATAAAATAATATAAACAGGGGAAGTCGAAAACCTAATAGAGTAGACATATTAAATAGCTTGTGGCTTAACCACTAAAATAATTATGTTAAAACATAGAACAGGACCAGGTAATCAATTACCAATTAAACACAACCAGAAAAAACCTTTCAATCCTAATAAATATGGAAAGTTATGGAGTACAATAAGTTCTAAACTTATGAAAGGAGCTAAAGCTAAAAATCCTCAGGGAGAAGCTAATCAGCCTTTAATCTGTACATTAAATATTGGAAATAGTAAGTTTGAACTTACTCATTCAGAATGTAATAGGTTAATAGAAGAAGTACAAGATGCTCAATCAACTTACAGAAAAGCTTTAAGAATGGGGATGTTAGAACACAACTCAGGTACATGGGAAGGTTACACAAAATAAAAGAAAGGAGTAAAAATTTATGGAATCATTTTTAAGTTTAATATTAGGTTTACTAGTAGGAGCAATTGCAGCTTCAGCATACTTTCTTAGAAGATATACAGGAGTAAATGATTTATTGTCAGACAAGATGTTTGTTAATAGCTTATTGAAAGAGCAGATAAAAGAGGCTCACGCAAAAAAATCTAAGAAATATTACAGAAGAAAATCTTATAATAAGAATACAGCAAAAGCTTCTAAACAGTAATATATATGATATTTATATTTGAACGCTATTACTTATATTAGCTACTCTTTTGGACGTGGGTTCGAAACCCACCAGCTCCACAAAACAATTTTAACGACATGGGGCTGACTGGATTTGACAGAGAGATAAGGGTATAAGGAAGTTCAAACGCAATTAACTGGCGAACAAGTTGAAATGGCGATGGCTGCCTAATTAGGCACCCTGACCCAACGGTAGAAGAAGCATACCGTCAAAGCTTCGGTGGTTGGAGGTAAAAAATAAAATTATGGAAAGAATTATGTACAAAGGAGATGAAGATAAAGGATTTGATGAAGCTTTCGAAACAACGTATTTAGTTGTTACGGGTAAGATTAAATTAGAAAATCTAGGAAAAGGTGGTAGAGAAATATTTATGCTCTATGACCCTATTGATGTAGATGAAAAAGAACTCCGCGAAGTGTTAGAGGATATGATATTATATTTTATCGAGACAGAAGAGTATGAGAAATGTCAAGAGATAAAAGAAATATTAGATAGTGGCCTTAAAGCTCTAATGCCAAAAATAACATATAATGATTTGGAAATACTACCTGTTCCAAGTAAAAAGGCATCGACAAAAGAAAATTCTATAGATAAAATGATAAACTTATTAAAGAATTTTTCAGAAAAAGAAAAGCAAAGACTTGATAAAAAAATTAAAGATGGTACTTTTCTAGGTGGATATAAAAAATATAGTGGCGAAATAACAAGTAAAGAATTTTGGTCTATACTTTCTATAGAAGACAAGACAATATTCGAAAATGATTTTGAAATATTTAATATTTGGGTAAAAAAGCTTGATAAAAAAATTAAAGAGTTTTATCTTGAAAGACTGGTTCAAGGCAAATCACTAATACCTCCTTTCGAAGGATATAACTCAGGACCTGAAAATGCAGGTACCTGGCCAACATTTAACGATAGCGAAAAATTTAGTACTGACGATGTGTTTGAAGGTGAAGAAGAAATTGATTATGAAAATAAAGTTGTAATAAGCTTTATAGATAATTTTACTTGTATAAGTAATTTTGACTTGAAGAAAATAAATAGAATAAGGTTCCAGTTATTAAGCTTTGGTATTTTAGAAACAGAAATACGAATTAAAAAAATCGACAAAAGAAATTTATACACACTTGTATATGATAGCCAGCAAAATATAAACAAAATTGACTGGAACTAATGAACAAACTTTTTCCTACTATAATAGCGATCGCGGCTTTAGCTGTTTCAGGCTCAGCTGCATTTTATTCAGTATTTGGACTGAGTAAATTATTTGCTGGTGCATCTACTGAGGTAATAATAATGGCAGGTTCGCTAGAATTTGCTAAATTAGTAGTAGCGTCGCTTTTGTATCAATATTGGGACACTATAAATAAAGTGCTTAGAACGTATTTGGCTACCGCTTGTTTTATATTGATGATAATTACATCAGGAGGTATTTATGGATTTTTATCTGGTGCATATCAAGAAACTGCAACAAAATCAGAGATGTTAGATAAATCATTAGCAATAATAAATCAAAAACAAGTCAGGTTCCAAGAACAAAAGGCAGATTTACAAATAGAGAAAGGACAGTTAAACAAATCAATCTCTGATTTAAGAGTAGCATTATCAAATCCAGCACAAGTACAATATGTGGATAAAGAATCAGGTCAGTTAATCACAACAACATCAAGCTCTGCTAGAAAAGCTCTACAAAATGAGTTAACCGCTACAATAGAAGACAGAGATGGTGTTAATGTAAAAATTGAAGCAGTATTGGATTCTATAAACAAGTTGGATGTGGCATTGTTAGAAAAGGAAATTGGCAATGAAGAGCAAAGAGAACTAGGCCCTCTTAAATATCTTGCAGAAACAACTGGATATGATATGGGCAAGGTTGTAAACTGGTTTTTATTACTAATTGTATTTGTATTTGACCCACTTGCTATAGCATTAGTTGTAGCAGCTAATTTTGCATTTGCAAAAATAAAAGAACAAAAAAGCTTAGAAGATAAAGAAGACGAGATGAAAGATTTAGGCTTAGACCTGTCAGGAATGAACCGCTTAGAAAAAGTTGAGGCACTTAATAGCAAGGTAGCCAATGGTTTACGTCAAATTAACGACTTCGAAAGCAAAATAAACTCTGTTTCAGGTATACTTAATAATATAAGAAATAAAGTTAAGGGTAAATAATATGGAATACGCAGTAGAATATAGAAAAGGAACGAGATGGAACCAAAGTCCTGATAGGGACTATAGATATATGGAATGTAAGCTATGTGGTCAGTTTGAAATGGTATCTGAAGATACAACTGCAGTTACATGTCATGAATGCGTAATGGAGATGTGTGAAGCACCAGTATTAACAACAAGAAGAAATGTAGGCCGTCCATCAGGCTGGCATTTTATGAAAGAATTTGTAGATAAAAATGGAAACGTTTATTTTAAGGGAGTAGAACAACCAAAGCTGAAAGGTACTAAACCTCCTACAGTTGTAGAGAAGAAACGTAGATTTACAAAACAAGAAAAACAAGAATATATGCAGAAAGCTGCAGTAGAAATAAATAAACTTAAAAAAGAATTAAAAGGCCTTCGTTGGAAAAAAGACAAGAAGGTTGTTATGCAAAAAATAAAAAATTATTCGAAAATCTTGAAAGGCAAGGTTAACGAAAACTTGGTTACAAAACTTTTCAGCTAGTTATTTTTATATGTAAGAAAAATTTGTTATATTATAGTATATAATCAAATCATGGAGAAATATGAAATGGCATTAGACAAACTAACATATACGAGAGGCCTAAAATCTAAAGAGCCTCAAATTATTGAATTTAGTATACCAACTGATTTATCAATACAAGAATATAAAAGAACATGCAAAAGACTTGCTCACGCTTTAGGATATTCTACTAAAAATATAGATGAACAATTTGGTAGGGATGTTGAAAAAGGTGACCCTGCACAATTAAAACTTTTATTTGATTAAAATGAAACAATTAACTTATTATACGGTAGCTACTTTAGTAGCTGCAGGTTTATTTTTGTATATGTCTCTAGACTATGAAAAGCAAATAGAAAACCTCAACAAAGAATTACAATATAACATTAATGCCAATGATAGTTTGGATTGTATAGTTGATAGCTTGAGAAAAGAAATTGACACAATGAAGAAAAACAATATATGGAATTTTGATATACAAGTTAATGGTAAGAGTTTATTGTCTTCGATAATGTATGTAGAGTCAAGCTATAATGATTCAGCTTATAATGCTAGCGAAGACGCTGTTGGCTGTTTACAAATAAGACAAACAATGGTTGATGATATAAATAGAATATTAAAAAGAAAAGGTAGTACTAAAAGATATACATACCTTGACAGATGGGATAGATATAAATCTATAGAAATGTTTGAAATATACTGTGAATATTATGGGTTGGATTCTGCTGAAAAGGTTGCAAGATGTTGGAACGGCGGACCGAGAGGTGCAGACAAGCCAGCTACAGTAAGTTATTGGAATAAAGTAAAAAATAAAATAATGGAGGTTAACTCATGAACTTAACAGAAGAACAATTACTACAAAATTGGAATAGTCTAATGGATATCATTGAAGAAAACTTTGATGGTGATAGAAAAGACAAGCTTGTTGCTATGTATAAATCTTTTCAAGAAAGAATGATGTTTACACCCGCATCGGGTAATATAAATTATCACAATGCTTTTGTAGGTGGTTATGTTGAACATGTATTAAGAGTTTGTAAGGCAGCAAAACATACATACGACTTATGGAAACATATGGGTTCGAATATGGAAGGTTATACATTAGAAGAGCTAATGTTTTGTGCACTTAATCATGACTTAGGTAAGTATGGTGACCTCGATAAAGATTTGTATGTACCAAATCCTAGCGAATGGCATAGGAAAAATCAAGGTTCGCTTTGGAATCTTAATCCTGAATTAAATTGGATGCCAGTACAGCATAGAAGTCTTTGGTTATTACAAAAATTTGGTATTGAATTTTCTGAAAATGAAATGATTGCCATTATGGTACATGATGGTTTATATGACGAAGCTAACACGCAATACTTTAAGCATTATAATTCTGATAGAAACTTTAAGACAAACATGCCATTAGTATTACATCAGGCAGACCTAATGGCTTCGAAAATAGAAGGTGAAATAAATAAGGTACAAGGTGAAGTTAAAAAAGCTTCAAACACAAAGCATAAAAAGAAATCTTTAGATACTGCAACTGCAAATAAATCTGTTGATGATATTTTTGCTGGATTGTTTGGAGATGGAGATAAAAAATGACAGATATTCTAATGTATTTCTTTATTTGTACTACAATAATATTTGTTTACTCTACAATAAACTTAATGAGAAAAATTGAAGATTTTGAAGACATTATAGAAGAGCAAGATTCTGAATACTTTAATATGAAACAAAAAGTAAGAGATGCTTTAGCTGAAATGAGACAGATAGATTCTAGACAAGCTTTCGAAAAAGATGATGAGACAGGCACAGTGTTTAGTGCTTTATTAAATATAGTAGAAGAGTTGGATGACAACAATGACTAAGAAAAAACTAAGCCCTGTTGATAATTTTTATAAAAACTTACCTAAATATCAGGAAGAATTAGAGATATTACTTAATCCTAATATAAAAAGGCGAGGTAGAAAAAGAAAGAACAAAATGTATTTTACTCCTATAACTGAAAAGGCTATTATTGCTTATAATAAGGAGAGAGACAACTCAAAAAGAAATAAAGTATACTCTGAACACATACATTATCCTATATGGAAACTTTGTCAGAATATAATAAACAGATTTAAGTTCCCTTATATGGATGGAACAACCGAGGACAAGCAATATGAGGTAATAGCCTTTTTACTACAAAAACTTAGTAAATATACAGAATCAAAAGGTAGAGCGTTTTCTTATTTTAGTATTGTTGCTAAAAATTATTGCATACAAACAAATAACAAAGCTTACAAAATGTTAAAGCAGAAAACTAGTTTATTGGCAGTTGACAATCAAAGAAATATATCTGCAGAGATTGCCAATAGCGATAGAAGAGATTCTCTAAGAGATTTTACAAATATATTTGTAGAAAAATATGAAGATAACGTTGAAAGTAGATTTAACAAACAGTCGGATAAAAAAATAGCTTATGCAGTATTGGAGTTATTTAGACGTAGAGAAAATATAGAAAAATATAATAAAAAAGCAATTTATGTTTTAATACGAGAGATGACAAGTGAAAAAACACAAGATATATCTAAAGTAGTAAACATAATAAAAAAAGATTTTAAGGAAAAACTTATTAGTTATGAAAGTTTAACTAATAAGTCCGCGCGATGAAGGTGGCAATAGTGCCACAAAATAATAATAATAAAAAGAGGAAATTTAATATGAAAAAATTGATTTTAACAATGATGTTAGCAATTGCAGCGGTATTCTCTACACAAGCACAAGAAAAAGGTGATTGGTATGTAGGTACTGGTGATGTTGCAAATATCGCATGGACAGAATGGGCAGTAAGCCCTACCGTTGGTTACGGTGTTATGGATAATCTAATGGTCGGTGTTTCGGTTGCTCAAGCTGATTCAACGGTCGATATGGATTATGATTTTCACGCAAGATATTTTAGAAATGGATATTTTGCTTATGTAGCAACAGATGGTTTAAGCACTGATAACATTAGTTATGGTGTAGGTAAAATGTTTACGTTGTGGAACAACAACTTGTATGTTGACCCAAAAATTGTATACAATTCAGGAGAAAAGACTACGAATCTTACTTTAGGATTCGGTCTTAAATTCTAAGAATTGTTATATGCATCGCGCTAATAGGTCGGCAATTTTGCCACAAAACAAGTATTACGGAAAACGGAGATAACAATGGATTCAGTAATTAAGTACGTAACAGGATTTTTTGGTGGTTTATTAACTATCATGATGGCAGTATTGCCAGTAACAATCCTTTGGACTGTTTTGACAGGCGGTTCAGTATTTGGAATGGATGTAATCGCTAACTTATCAGCTCTTGTGACTTCACTTGGAGAAGGTGGATTTGTAGGATTGATAGTATTAGTAATTGTAATGTCATTCTTTATTAAGAAATAATAAAAGTTCTAAATAATAGAAGGCCTGGGGTTTAACGACTCCAGGTCTTTTGTTTTATATATATCTGATATTTATATATAATAGGAGAATAATATGGAAAGCAATAAAAGTCAAGACGAAGAAATATTCAAAGGTAAGACTTTCTCTGGTCTTATGGAAGATATATACAATAACTCTGCCAAAAAAGAAGCACAGATAAATGATTTAATTAAACAGCTTCAGCCTATGATTAAAAATATGGGTGATGCAACAATATTAGTACCTATAATAAAAGAATATTTAGAGGTTGCTGTAAAGAATGACGAGCATTTAATTAAAATGGCTGCAATTGTACAAAGAGCAAGTAGTAGAAATACAAATGATACATCAGGTGTACTACTTACAGAAGAAGAGAAAAAGCAGTTACTTGAAGCAGTAGAAGATGTTGAGGATAACAGATAAATGAGAAATAGAGTACAAAAAACCAAGCTTGGTGATTCTCATCAAATGCAACAAACCACCAACATTATGTGTGGTGAAGTTGTAGAAGTTATAACAAACTCAGACCATCCTTCTTATACAACAGATGTGTCTATAGGCTCTATGAGAGTTAAGCCATTGGGAGGTGGTCATAAGTTTAGTTCAGGTCCTGATAATGGAGCGATATGGGTTAGACCTCTTTCTCGAAATTATATGTGTTTACCTTTATTAGGCGAAATAGTTGTGTGTATTAAAGCTTCTAGTTTAGGAGCTCAAACAAATCCATTAAATTCCACATTTTATTGGCTTGACACTATAGCACTATATGGAGAGAAAAATGAAAATACTCTACCCAATGCTAGTTATCATTCAAACAAAGGTATAAATGATGTACCAGGTGATACATTCGAAGAAAAACAAACAAATCAAATACATCCATTTGAAGGAGACTTAATACTTCAAGGCCGGTTTGATTGTGGTGTAAGATTTGGTTCTACTCAAATAGGACAAAAAACAAAAGATACTTGGTCAATAGGTGGAGGTGCAAGTGGTGACCCAATGACAATTATAACAAACGGATTTGCTGGTGATGAGAAAATAGAAGATATAAATTCCGACTTATCTAGTATTATGATGACAAGTACTCAGAAAATAGATATATCATTAGCAAATAAAGAAGCACCTGCAACTGTTACTGTACCTACAGGTCCAGTCTTACCTCATTTACCACCATTAAATATGTTTATGGATAAGCCTCAAATAATAATAAGCTCTGACCGTCTTATATTTAATGCAAAGAATGATAGTGTATTTATAGCTGCAAAAAACAATATAAGTCTTTCTACCAAAAAGTGGAAGTTAGATGTTACAGCTCTTGCAGATATATTATTGGAGACACTTAATCAATTAACTATGGAGGTGCATCCAACACCTTGTGGTCCAACAGGCCCTCCTATAAATGCAACGATATATACTATGTTAAAAACTCAACTCGAGGCAATGAAGCAATAATTATGCCTTTTTTAGTACAGCCATTTGTAATGAAACTTCAAGAAAAGCTAGACCCTAATTCGTCTACTTGGTCTGAAGGTGCGGAAGGTGATACGATGAAGCCTATCCCTGTACCAGGACAGCTACAAAAACCTCCACCTCCAGGACCTCCTTTAGTATGGGCAAAAGCTTGGGCTGACGCAACTGAAGTTGGATGCGCTGGTTTAATACCTCCTAATACAATGTTAAAAGCTGGTTGGGCTGCTCAATATGCTGTATTACTTGGAGCGAAATCTTCTGAACCTAAATATTCAACTTTGAAAAATAGTTTTGTTGCTCAAGCTGCAGCAATACTTCCAGGATTTTTACCTACAGGTACTGCAACACCACCTCCAGGTCAACCTCCTTTTGAAAGTATAGAAGGGTACGGTAATAATGCAACAACAAACCTTCCCTGGATGAACGCTGCAGGTGTTATGTTAAATGATTGGTATATGAAAGCAATAATAATATATACTTCAGGACCCACGCCTATGACATGGCTTTAGTTCTCATTATTGTTATATTTATATAATATAAAGTATAGGAGCATAAAAATGACAAAAAAAGATTTGGTAAAAATTATCAGAGAGGTTGTAAAGCGTGAAGTAAAAGCTGCTGTAACAAATGAAATTAACGAAGTGTTAACTTCAATGGAGCAGAGTAAAAAACGCGAGCCTATATCTGAAAAGACTTATGCAAAAAATAAGTCAATAAATAGTATATTAACCGAAATGCAAGCCGACTCTTCTAAAGGAGAATTTGAAGAGTGGCCATCTATGGACGCAGGTACTATAAGAAATAGATTTGCAGCAATGCAAGGTACTGCACCAATGACTGATGTGAATAATCGACCTGTTGACACAAGTAAGTTAGACCCATCGTTAACTAAAGCATTAAACAGAGACTATTCTGAATTGGTAAAAAGATTTAAGAAATAATGAGAAAAAGAGAAGAGTTTAGATATAACCCTATAGATTTTGAAAAAGATAGAGCCATTGGTTTGACTCTACCTCTTACAAATGATTCTAGCGCTGTAACAAAATTTGATGTGTCGTATGGAACATCAACTGATACTGGTTCGGCTGACTTAAATTTATCTAACATTGAAAATCTTCACGGTTCTGCAAAATCTTCAACACAAGGAGATTTTACACTTTCATATACAACAATAGAACAAGCTAAAACTAATTTAAGAAATCTAGTGTTAACAAACAGAGGTGAAAGAGTAATGCATCCAGAATTTGGTTGTGATATATGGGCTTCTCTTTTTGAAAATATAACACCTAAGCTAATAAATGACTTGCGAGATAGAATATTAAAACAAGTATCTATATGGCTTTCATATATAAACATATTAAATGTTGGTATTGAAAAAACACCTGGATTTGAAAACAGAGTAAATATATCTATCACTTTCGCCTTATATAACGACAGTATGAATAAGGAAACAATTACGATAGCAAATGTGGGGACTTTATAATGGCAAATCAATGTAATCTGGATAAAAAACAAACAAGGGATATAAAATATCTAAATAAAGATTTTTCTAATTTTAGAAATGATTTAGTAAACTACGCTAAAAATTATTTCCCTGACATATACAATGACTTTAATGAGTCATCACCAGGTATGATGTTTATAGAAATGTCAGCTTATGTTGGAGATGTTTTATCGTATTATGTAGATGCGCAACTTAAGGAAAGCTTGTTGGTTCATGCAGAAGAAAGAACTAATATTATAGATATTGCAAGAGCTTTAGGATATACAACAAAACCAGTTGTACCAGCTATTGTTAACATGTCAATGTATCAGGTAGTTCCAGTGGATGCAGCAACGATGCAGCCTGATTTTAGATATGCAATGGAAGTATTATCTGGAATAGAAGTAAAGACAAAAACAAACGAAATTTTTATGACCCAAGAAGCTGTTGACTTCAAACAAGACACGCCTCAAAGTCCTAGAGAGGTTACCGTATATAAAGTAGATGGTTCAGGAGACCCTGAATACTATTTATTAAAAAAAGAAGTACCAGCAATAGCAGGTGAGGTAAAAACAGAAACATTTACATTTGACGACCCGAGAAAATTTGATAAAATTCAATTAGACTCTACAAAAGTAATAGGCATATTGGATATAAAAGACGATGCAGGCAATAAATGGTATGAAGTACCTTATCTTGCTCAGGACAATATATTTGAAGACGTAGTTAACAACTGGGCAGCAGACCCTGAAATGTCTGCGTATAATTACGATGCCCCATATATATTAAAGCTTAGAAGAACAGCAAGAAGATTTACTACTCACGTAAAAGCAGATAATTATACACAAATATGGTTTGGAGCAGGTATATCTACACAGCCTGATGAGGTTATAGTACCTAACCCTGAAAATATAGGTATGGCATTACCTTATGGTAATACATCTGCAAATTATATGAATGGTACAACTTATGTTGATATAGCTTTTGACCCTACAAATACAATGTTTACAAGAGCGTATGGTCAAGCACCTATGGATTGTACATTGACAGTAAGATATTTGGAAGGTGGAGGTTTGGCATCTAATGTTGCAGCTAGAAAAATAAATGAAATAGTTAAAGATGGAGATTATTATTGGTTAGATACAGATGAGTTAGACGCAGGTAAAGTTACCATTGTTAAAAACTCATTAGCATGTATAAATCTAGAACCTGCAGTTGGTGGCCGTTCGGAAGAGACCACAGATGATATAAGACAAAATGCACTTGCACATTATTCATCTCAAAACAGAGCAGTTACAAGAGAAGATTATATTGCTAGAGTATATGCAATGCCACCAAAATATGGTTCTGTTTCAAAAGCATATCTAGATAAAGATGAACAATACTGGATGCAGACTGTAGGTACACATGAAATAAAAAATCCTTTAGCAATAAATTTATATACATTGGCATACGATAAAGATAAAAGATGTGTACCAATGACAGAACTTGCAAAACAAAATCTTCAGACTTATCTATCTCAGTATAGAATGTTGACTGATGCTATAAATATAAAAACTGCTCATGTTATCAATATAGGTGTAGATTTTTCTATACTTCCAAGACCAGGTTATCAAAACAAGGAGGTGCTTCTACATTGTATAGAAAAACTTAAATGTATTTTTGACCCAGATAACTGGTCAATAAACGAACCTATAATGCTACCTAAAATAGCTACAGAATTAGACAAAATTGAAGGTGTACAAACAGTAAAGAATTTAAGAATTTACAACCTTTATGATACTAACAATGGATATAGCGGAAACATATATGATATAAAAGGTGCTACAAGAGATGCAATAATATATCCTTCAATGGACCCATCTATATTTGAGGTTGCATATCCTGATAATGATATTAAAGGTAGAATAGTGGGATACTAAAATGATATATACATTAACAGCTTCAAGAGACGCGACAATATATGAAGGTTCAGGTGCCTCTACTGGATTAAGTACAAAATGGATGAATACAGGAGGAGATGAGATACTTGAAAGAGGTAAAATAATTTCGTCATCACAAACAGTTAACACATATAATTCTAGAATGCTATTATATTTTCCAATTGATTGGTCAGTAATAGGTACTGCTAGTTATTGGACAACTGCAAGCGATGCATATCTAAATTTATTCGCAACTGAAGGTGCTGCAATACCAAGAAGTCATAGTTTAAGTATACACCCTATTTCAAAAAATTGGGATGTAGGAATTGGCCGCGCAGGCAACAGACCTAAGACAACAGATGGTGTTAGCTGGGTAAATTACAAAGGTGAAGATACAACTGGACAGGCTTGGCCAATAATAAACGCACAATTGGTAGCAGGAGAGACAATGTCCAATGGTGTTACAAATACAGGTGGTGGTTCTTGGTGGACATCATCAGTTGCTGTACATGAGTATAATTATAACACAAATCCAAATGAAAGTTTAGACATGAGAGTAAATGTTAAGAATATACTATCAGATTGGAGTCAGTCAACAGCTATTGGTTCGAGTGGTTATCCAATAACAAACCACGGTTTTTTAATAAAGCTTTCTGGCTCTTTTGGTTATGGTAGCTCTCTTGCTAATCAGACTAGTTTTGAACACGATAAATACAAATATGGTATGATTAAATATTTTTCTAGAAATACACATACAATATATCCACCAAAGCTAGAAATATGTTGGGACGATAAAGTATATAATACAGGAAGCCTTAGTGTTTTAGATATGACAGACCCTGGCAATGTATTTTTCTATATTAAAAGAAATAGAGGTGCTTATAAACGAGGAAGTAAAATAAGATTTTATACACCAGGAAGAGCAAAATATCCAACTAAAACTTATGGAAATACTTCAGCTAATCTTGCTATAAAGCATGTAACAGAATCAGCAAATATATGCTATTCAATTATTGATGTCAAGACAAATGAAACTATAATACCTCATGACAATACATATACTCATCTTTCTTGTCACTCAACACTTGGTAATTATTTTGAAATACATTCAGACAGCTTGTTTGAAGAAAGAGATTATAGAATACAATTAAGATATAGAGAAACAACTGCATCAGTTGACTACTCATATTTTGATATTAAAGATACGTTTAAGGTAGTGAGATAATAGATGGCATACGGTAGTGGTAATAATAACAGAAATATGTCAAGAGCCGGTGGTGCTAAAAGTAGACGTGTAAGACGAACTAAATATGATAAAGGTTTTGTAGGTAAAGATTATAGTATTAGAACTTCTCATGTTGGTAATGACAAATCTAAGGAAGTTGTACAAGAAATAGTCGAACCTTCAATAAAAGATTTATATCAGAATATAGAAGTACAATTTGGAAAAGAAGATGTGTTCAAACCAAACGGTGCACATCAAACGGATTTTTCTCTTGACACAGATTTGAATGAGGAGCAGATGTCAGAAGGAGGTGTTCTTATATCTCACGAGGCACTGGAAGTTGATTGGAAGTTTTTTACTATAGCTTCAGGTAGAGCATGTATACAAAAAGAATCTGCTCAAAAGGTATTAGGTGATGACATGAAAATAACAGAGTTAGAGTCTACTGTACCTACAACATCTGATGACTTACCTACAATTGACTTCTTAGAAATAAGAAATATTTCTGGACAGATAGTAGGCGGAAGTAGACAGAATACAAATATGCTTGAAAACGACCCTCCAATTATACCTAGACTAAAAGGCAAAGAAGGTCAATATGCAATTATGGCTAATCACGAACTTCTTGTTGTTGCAAATGCTTATAACTTTATACCATTTGGTGAAGACGAACCTAATAGAGACAATATAAAATATACTTGGAGGTTTAGTTCAGGTACTGAAAACTATGATGTTAATGTGATAGAGAAAATTGTAAGTAATACAAGAGAGCTTAAAATAAGCAATATACAAAGAGACGCTATAGGTACATACACATTAGAAGTTAGCAATATGAACGGCCGAGTATTTTCTAAGGCGTTTGAATTATATGTAAGAAGACCTGGTGAAATAAGAGAAGTTAAAATGACCGTAGGTGAACAAGAGATACTTACAGGTAATTATACTTGGGTCGAAAGAGAAGACAATGAACACGACGAAAGATATACACCTTTCGATAATAAATTCTCTTATGATTATGAAAACGAAGAGTTTGTAAGAATATATCATAGAAAATCTAATAATAAATGGTATTTTGATAAAGATAATAAGTCCTTTGAATGGGACTTTCCTACACCTGGATAGAATATGGCGCAAAGAATAACCAGATATAAACCACAGGATTCCAAGAATATACTTGGAAAAAAGATATATACAAATTTTGGTAAACATGCTACCGATGTTGTAGAAATGCACATTTATGGTGGTGAGACACTACTTGATTCAGAATATCAAGAAAAATACTTAGTACAATATTATGACAATGTTTCAACACCGCATATATCTTTAGATTTGCACAGAGGTATTCGTGCATTTGGATATACGAAAGGAGATTATAATGTAAAATTTAATTTCTTTAGAAATATACTTGGTGAAGAAGGTATAGAGCAATTATTTATATCAGAAATATCTCCATCACGTAAAGAAGTTAGAGTAAAATCCTTAGATACAAACGCATCATTTTTATCAGATATAAAAGAATTTGCTCAAAAGAAAACTGAAGGAGGTGGTAAAAAAGGTTCATATGAAAGTAGAATATCTACAGATAACGAATCTAGATTAGAACATTGTTTAGATGATTTATTGCTTAACTTTGGTAGTGATAAACAAGCAATGGTTATCAACTGGATATGGGATGGTGAAGAAGGCGATGGTATAATATTTAAGTTATACGAGGCACTACCAAAAGATATTTTACCTAAAGATAATCTTTGGGTTGTAAAAGAAATGATAGATTCAATTGGTCAGAATATAAAGCTGATACCAATTGAAGAAATGGCTGAAGGTACAAAAACTCTTTTACCTAACTTTGAATTAAACACTCCATTAAAAGTAGGTGAATCAGGATGGCAAAGCTGGAATGATATATTAGGTTCTAATAAAAACAACAAGCAGAGTTTGATGAATAGGTTTATATCTCAATCTGCTACACAAACAGAAAACAATGTAGATTATAGACATTATAAAAACTTTGTACACTTTAGTTCTGCCGTTGAAAGACTTGAGAATTTCAAATATAAAATGAGGTTGCTAGAACAATACTCATCTTCTCTTGCTGTATTAAATGCTATGCCAACACCAACAACGTTTGGTAATACAAATATAGCAGAGTATGAAGATAAAATCGAAGCTGTAAAAAATGGATTTGACGGATATGAAAGATTTTTATATTATGAATCGTCATCTTATGTTTCAGAATCTGTAGGAGAGTTCTATCCTAAAACTTGGCCAAAAACAAATACATCAAAACCATATACAAATGCCACAGTCGATTCGACAGAAGCTACTACATGGTTTGCTTCTCAATCAAACGTAGCTCTAGATTGGGACACAGTAAAAAATGAACACAATCTTGAAAACACTATACCTTTTCATATACGAGAAGATGAAGCTAACTCAAACTATTTATTATTTACAAATATGGTTGGTCAGCATTATGATGAGGTTTGGGGATATCTATCTCAGTCACTTCAAATACATAAAAGAGACAATCCTTTATACGAAGGTTTATCAAAAGACTTAGTATATAATGTTCTTGCTTCTCTTGGCTGGGAATCATATCAAGGTTTTCATTTTCAAGATTTATGGGAATACGCTTTAGGTTTAGATGCTGATGGAGCTTATGGTTCAATATCATCATCTTTTGGTTTAGGTACCTCATCGGCATTTCTACCAGGACCTTCAGGTGCAATATCAGGTTCGATAAAAAATACATACGCTTCACTCCAGCAGTTATCTGGCTCTATGACAAGAGAAGAAATGTCAAGAGAAACTTGGAAGCGAATGCTAAACAACCTTCCATATCTTCTTAAAACTAAAGGAAGTGAAAGAGGTATAAAAGCATTAGTTGCAACCTATGGTTTACCCCCTACACTTTTACGTGTATTTGAATATGGAGGTCCTCAAAAATTAAAAAGTGAAGATTCATATGTTAAATATGACAAGTTTACATATTCGCTAGAGTTTACAGGAAGTCAGCGTGTTGAAGCTCAATGGCAAAAGGCACCAGCATCACCAATGGATGGTACAGTTAATAGAACTCCAGATGCAGTTGAAGTTAGATTTAATACTTGGACTCCAGCTTCATATTCTATAATTACATGGCCAAAAATGCATGTAGGTATAGAACCTCATCCAAGCTCTAGTAATAAAGCTTCAGGATATTATAATTTTGGTAGAGTAACTGCAAACTTTTTTAATGACGGTGTTGCTGGAGACTCAATAGCGACAATGTCCACTTACTTTCCTTTCTATGATAATGATTGGTGGAATATACAAGTATCTAGAACTACAGCTTCATATAATTCAGGCCAGCAGCATTTTCATGTTGCAATAGCAAAAGCAGCTGACCACGCAAACAATAGAATAACACATACAGGTTCTATGTTTGTATCTGCAAGTGAAGACGGTACGAATCAGTGGAATAAAGGCCAGCGTATATTATTTGGAGCTGTACACGACCCGTCACATCCTGAAGCTTCATATAGATTCTTTTCAGGTTCTATGCAAGAAGTTAGATTTTGGCACTTCCCTTATGCAGACCAAGTAGCTTTGGACTACTGGAATGACTTAAAACCTTTTCATAATCACACAAGAGATGCTTTACAAATACAAGGTTATGGAGCAACGGGTTCTTATGGCCAGTTAACGGCTAGGTATTCTTTAGGTGCCGACTTAAATAGATTTTCTCAATCTGATGCTTCAGGTTGGGGAGTACAGGCAAATTCAGGAAAAGCAATAATATCAAGTTCTGCACCATCCGCTCCTAGACTTCTGAATCCATACGCCGGCTTCTTTGGAACAGCTACTGAGGTGACAACAAACATGACAGCTAGTGGCTTTGAAATGGATATCGAAACAGACTGGCCACATGAGGAAGAAAGATATTATACAGCGATGCCAGATTTGGTAGGTACAAGAGAATATACAGATAAAACAAGAATAGAAAGCTCTGTACTTACAGGTAGGTTAGATAGCAGAAGAAAAAATGAAAGAAGTCAATTTGATTCTGCTCCACTTGATTCTAATAGACTAGGTGTTTATTTTGCACCTCACTTTGAAATAGATTTAGATATCGCTAGAGAAATAGCAGGTGCAAGATTTAGTAATTATGTAGGTAATCCTTTAGATTATAGAGATGATGAGTATAAAAGACTTAGAATTTTAAGACACCATTATTGGTACAAGCATATAAATCCTTATTCATTTCATGATTATATAAAAATATTAAGACACCTTGATTATACACTGTTTAGTCAGATAGAACATATATTACCTGCGAGAGCAAATGCTCAGGTAGGTCTTTTGGTTAAACCTAATTTATTAGAAAGACCTAAAGTTAAAGCTTTGGATTCGTCAAAAGAAGAATTGCATTATGAAGGTGAAATTGATACAAGCTTTTATGATATAACTGCAACAACAACTTTATTAGGAGGCCCTAAACACCAATGGAAAAATCCAGAAAATGGAGTTTGGTCAACAGGTTCTGACCAAGCAGGAACGCAAGCAATAAACGCACATACAGGAATTTGGCCATCAGGCTCGAAATATGGTTCTACAGACCAGTCTGAAGGTGAGCTTGTAGTTGTAATAGATTCTCGTATAACACCTGGTGGACATGATTTAGATAATGGTTCTAGATATATTTGGAGATACATGCACCAGTGGAAGAGTAATCACACCTCAGCTCAAGGTACTAATAATCATACAAGTGGTTCTGGATTTTTTAACACTTATGCATTTATACAACAAGGTGGTGCTTCATATGAAAACGCTTATGAATTCTTTACAGACCACGGTGACCAGTCGAATCCAGCATCTCAACAGGACGGTTGGAATGTACAGCATTTAATGGATTCTCAATCTGCTCAAGCTACAATATCTCCAATTTCTTCTTTCAAACATAGATATGATTATGCATTGAATCTTGTACCAAGAACAGCTGCTAGTCCTATGGCAATGCCATCATTTCAATATGCTGTTCAGAGAGATAATTTCGCAGATTTTGGTAACATAAAAAATTATCACAATCAAAGACTATCAAGAATATACAAAAAGGAGAAGTTTTATTATTTCGCTCCAAGAAATAATATGAATAATAGTGGAAGTACAGGAGGTAATCCAACATCTGCTGTTAGTATGAGTGGATGGTCTCCAGCTGAGTTAGCAAATGGATGGTATAGGTCAGGTCTTAGACCTGTAAGTAGAAGCTATGAGGCTGCAGAAGTAAATGATTATAAACCTGCAGGATTTAGAAAACTATTCTATGAAGGCTGTAAACTTGTAGGTTCAGATTTTAATATGCCTGTACTTGAAACAGTAGACGGAGGTCCTGTTGTAGAAGTTACCGATACAAATCCTAATGCTATAATAATATCTGATAGAAATTCTAGAGATGGTGACTTAAGAGCGACTGGACAAACAATGCAGAGAAGTGTATAAAAATAAATTAAATGTATATTTATATTAAAGAAATATAATAGAGGAAATAAAATGGGATATTTAGATAAAACAACAATTACTGTCGATGCTATTCTTACCAAAAAAGGTAGAGAATTATTAGCAAAAGGCTCTGAGCACTTTAATATAACTCAGTTCGCATTAGCAGATGATGAAATTGATTATTCACTTTGGGATGTTAATCACCAACTAGGTTCTAATTATTATGGACAAGCTATTGAAGCTATGCCTATAGTAGAAGCCGTACCTAATGAAAATTACGTTATGAAACATAAATTAGTTACGCTTCCTAAAAATATTTCTAGAATGCCTAGCGTTACTGTAGGTGTTACGTCTATTGTATTAACGCATGGTGGTGATAAAGCACCTATAACTCCTAATACAGCTAACTTTGCTAACGGTAATGCGACTTATGGTTATACAGCAATTCTTGCAGACTCAGATGCATGTTATCTTAATGTAGCGTCAGGTGGAAGAATCAATACAAGATATAATCCAACAGTTGCTGACTTTATAGGAGATACTGGAAATTCTGTATCAGTTACAGGTACAAGATTTGAAATTGTAGCAAAAGCTCAGCCAGTAGAAGACAAGCAGACGACACTAACAATAATTGGAAATGAAACTGGTGGATATGTAACGATAAACATTACAGTTAAGAAAGAATCTACAGCTACAAACTTAGTTGAAGATTATTACTACGAAAAATAATATAGGGAATAGCAAATGGCAACAAGATTTAATAGAGATAATGCACTATCAAGAAATTATTCTACAAGAGTAGGACAAAGAGACAGACGACTTACATCTCCTGTTAGACGTTCGGTTACTCCTCTATATACAGCATTTGAAAATGGTGATGTTATCGAAAATGCACAGGCAGACACTATTACTGCT